TGGCCGCCTTGTTTTTGGCACCAGAAAGATAGGCCTTTGGCAGACCAGTCTTCTTGTCCTTTGGTGGCCGACGCTTGGCTGCCATTACTTTTTCTTGCTGCCCTTCTTCTTTTTTTTCTTGGGGGGTCGGCCCATTTTGGAGCCGTAGGTACCAGGTCCGCTAGGCATCAGTCAGCCTCCGTAGGTGCTTCCGTTTTAGCGGACTTTTTCTTGGCCGTCGCCTTGGGCTTGGCCTCACCCCCTTGGACCTTGAACTTGTACTTGCTGGGCAGTGCCATTGAACCAACAGGTAGGAACAACAAAAGACTAACGCTTACGGCGTTTTCCAGCTTCTTTGAACGCAATCGCTGCCGCCTGTGAACGGCTTTTGCCTTCACGCATCAGCCTGCGGATGTTTTCTGAAATGACTTGCCTGCTGCTACCGCGTTTCAGTGGCACCGTATTTGGACTGCAGCTCTTTCAAATTTACCGTCGTGCCGTCACTCCTCACAAACTTGGCAAAGGCTTGTCTGGGGCTTTCTCCTTTTGCAAGAAGGTTACGGAATAACCGCGCCTTGCCCTTGCCTCCAAATGCTTTTTCTTGGTCCGCTATTGACTGGGTTGCAATCCACTCTGGGTAGGTCATGTCGTTTGGGACAAGCCCGCCAAGTGCCGCACGTTTTTCCCGCGTGGCAAAATCTCCTTCCGCTTCAGTTTTTGTAATAAACACGATCTGTGAACGACAGCCATAGTGCTGCTCAGGCGTTGGCCCTTTTCCAAACTCAAACACCTTGCCATCCAAAGATTGGCAAATCGCAGTGGTATTGAAATCCAATGTTGCCCGATAACGGTATTTTTCTATAAAGTCCTGGTTTGCGATATACATCTGCTCGTTGACAGTAGTTGTCAGCCGAGTAATTGAAGTGCGTATCAGTGTTCTGATTTGTGCATCAGTAAGCGTTGTCAGTTCACCGCCTTTTGCAATGGTCTGAGCAATCCCCGCGCTGTCAGCAAAACGCAAATTACCCCGCAGCCTTTTGACCATGTCACGCATGTTCTCGCCTGTCAGCAGACCGTTGCGCACAGCTACGCGGAACTTGTCAGCAGATTTCTCAGCCAACTGCCGGAAGGCTGTTCCCAGCTTTTTTCCGTCCGGCAAAATAATGGCCGCACCCTTGCCAGCGTCAAGGGTCAACAAGCCAGGAAACTGTCCGCGCACCTGTTGCTCAAGGCTTGGTTGCAACACAGCAGCGCTGATGTCTGTTGGGTCAGCCAAAACAACAGAACGTGCAAAGTCTGGAGTGATTTCAACAGTGCTGACAGCATTAACCAGGCTTGGCTTGACTACATCTTTGATTTGACCAGATATGAAATCAGCTTGCAGACGCGCCAAACCGTTGAACTCTTGGACTAGATAAACCGAAGTATCGCCTGCCCATGTATCAAGGCTTTCCCGCACCTGTGCGAGCAAAGCGTTGAGCCTTGCGGCTTCCCTTGGGTTCAATGAGCCCACATCATCAAGCTTCTGCAGCGCATCAATCACTATGTCGTTGTATGCCCGCATGACATTGAGGGCGACATAGTTGCTGTATCGGTTCAGGTCAATCGCCTGCCTGTAAAAAGCCTCAGGCTCACTCATTGGTCGTAGATGCCAAGGTACTGGGGGTCATCAATGCAAGCTACCGAAACATCACAACCAGCCCGAAGAGCATTGCCAACAAGGTCGGAAAATTCAGCAATCACATCTTGGTCATACATACCAATAGATGTTTCTGAGACTGCGGAAATCTTGCCGCCCAGATACCAAGTGATCCTGATCACTGCATAAGTTTCATGCTCTAGTTCCTGTTTGGTGAAGAACAGCAGCCGATTGGTTGGCTCTTCTGGTTTCCGTTTGTACAGGTTATCCAGCCAACTCATCTTCAGCCTCCGGCTCTGCTTCTGGCATTCTGGCTTCTGTTTCAGGGGCAGGCTCTGGTTCGGCCTGTTGTGTTTCCATTAAGCCGCCGGACTGCGTGGCATCAAGCTCAAGCTCAACATCAAAGTCGTCACCAAGCACTTCCCCGACAGAAAGCTGCTTAAGCAGTGTCTCCTGCGTAATGGTGCCTGCGGTGTAAAGCTGCAGCAGTGACTGGATTTCTTGTGGCTCAAGTCGGTCCCCAAGGAAGTCGCGATTAACAAAGCTGCTGCCGGCCTGCTGTTGCTGCATGTATTGCGCGTGAAAGCCCAGGCAGTTGTCAATCAGGTCTTGCATCTGCTGTGCAATGACCATCATCGTGCTGTCCCCCTGGCTGCGGTCAATCCGCTTTGCCTCTGCTGTTTCAGCGCTTAGCTTTTGGCCCAACACAGCAGCAAGGCCCAGTTCATTGATCTGGCTTGCAATCTGTTCAAGCCGTTGGAACTGTGCGCTGTAACTGTTGCCCGATGGCTCAATGTATTGGGCCGACGCTCCTTCTGGCAGGGCCATGGCTTCTCCAGGGCCTGCACTGATCTCTTCAGCAGACTGCGGGAAGCCAAAAATCGCCAGCATCGGCACGGCGCTGATATGCAACTGGTTATCCAAATCAGATTGGACCTGATATGCCTTCAGGTTCAGCTCAGCAATGTCTGCCAGTGGTGGGCGTGATTCAAGAACACCAACGCGGTTGGAATAAGCAACAGCAAATGGAATCTCGCTAAGGCTTGTGGTGCCTTCATCCACAAGGACAAAGTCACCTTTCTTGTCTTTCTGGTGAATCTGAAAAGCACCTGGCGTCAACACCCGCACTTGCTGCACTTGCTTTTCGCCGTACAGGCCATCGGGCACAGTTATTTCTTCCATCAGCCGCACTTGGGTCAGCTGTTGCTTGCCGTCCTTGATTTCACTGCGCCAGCCGAGGATGTCCCTTGGCGTGTATTGCGTCCAGTAGGGCCTTCCGTTGTCCCCTGCTTTTGGGGCATCAACCAACACGCCAACATGCCCGTACCTGATGCACTTGCGAGCAGTTTCGTATGTCCAGACGTTCAGGTCATTGCCCTGCAGGTCAACGTCAAACAGCTGCTCAGTAACAACATCGCTGACGTCTTCAAGGCGCACAGGTTTACGGGTCAACATGCCAGCCAACATCCGCTCCAGCCGGACGTAGTAAGGCGCCAGCGTTGAACGCATCAGCCTGTTGTCATATGACTCATCCAGCTCCCTTGGCTCTTGTGGCAGATATGTTCTGTGCTTTTTGCGGACGCCATATGTGCCCTGCAGCAAGGCTTCAATCAAAAGCCAATGCGGCTCCATGTTCACGTAAGCCGTATTCGGGCTTTCCACTGTCGTGACGTTGCCAACACGTTGGCGACCCGAAAAGCCTGAGTACACAGCTAAATCCCGCCTGATGCCTGCAGTTTAGTAAAGCCTGATTCCAGTACCACGACCAGCACGGGCGTGAAGCATGCTGAAGTCCCTGTAAACCAAATAGCCAAGGGCATCATTCATGTGGTCATAGCCAGCATCTTTGTCGGGAATGCCTGCCTCTGTGTAACTCTGCAGCTCTAAACATTCAATGGTCCGCTTGCAGTTAGCGGCTACCTGAAGCCTTACTTGACCTTTCCCGTTCTCCAACAAAGCTTGAACAGAAGCCACCCGATCACGGATGGGAGGGTTGGCCTTTGGCGATTGATTGCTAAACCCGTAGGACTCCAGGATCTGAATGTCCGTTCGTGAGGCATTCGTGCTTCTGTTGCCGCCTGATGCGTCAGGGTACATATAAACCTGACGTCCATCAGCGCGTCGTTGTATCTCTTGGGCCATGGCGTCGGTGTCATGTGCGCCGCTGATTTCGTCAATCAGTAGAAGGTTTTCGCCAAGACGAACACCAATGACCGCTGACATGTTGCCGACGTTAAAGTCAACACCCACCCGGAGTGGTTCCCTGCTGACGTCTGGTATCTGTGTCGTTACGTGTTTGCTGCGGTCAAACCGGTCATAAACTTGGCCGGTTGTGAGGTTGCAGAACTGGCCTTCTAAGTAAGCCTGCAACAGGCTTGGGTCGTAGTTGGCCTGCAGCCTTTCAATGAAGTCTTGGGGCAGATATGGGTTGTCTGCCGAGCGCATCCTAATCAGCTTTCTGTCTTCACGCTGTTGGGCCTCCTCTGAGCCAAATGTTGACCACATCCAACGAAAGCCTTCTGGTGTCGATGCAGCGCCAAACTGCCGGACATTGCCAGCCCTAAGGCGGCCAAGGATTTTGGGGAATGCTTTGGCGGCAATGGATGGTGTGACCGTATCAATCTCGTCAGCCAGCACCCAGGCAAGGTTCAGGCCAATAATCCGTGACCAGTTCTCAAAACTGCGACAAAGAATCTTGGTGTCACCGCCAGGTAGATGCAGCACGTACTCAGGTAGCGGGGATGCCCTGAAGGTGTATGGAATGTCGTAGGACTCCAGGAAGGTTTCAAAGTCGTTCTGCCAAATGTCCCGCACAAGTGGACCAGTGGGCTCCATGACGCAACCGATGAAGCCTTGATTAGCAAAGGCAAGGGTCACGCTCTTAGCCGCTAAGGCCCTTGTCTTGCCCGCCCCATACCCTGCAGACAGGCCAATAATTTCTGTCGTCTGGTCATCTACAAAGGCACGCTGACCAGGGTGCAGGTCATCCCTTATGCGCTGAGCCAGAAGCTCCACATCTACTTGCGTGTTCCCCTCACCAAGCTTTTGAAGGACGTTGCCTGGCGGGATGGCAGACAGAACACCCATTAGTCGTAGATCCGTGCAAGCTTGGCCGCCGTATTGATGCAGCCCAAAGCGGCCTGAAGGTTTGACTGCTCCATAGCCTTTTTCTGTATCACCGAAAGCTGTGACAACAGAACAGCGGTAAAAGCTTGACGATCCAAGTTGTAATCCTCTTGCAACTCTTCACGGGCTTCAGCAATGTATTCATCAACCCTGCGCTTACCTAGCCCCCATTCCTGAGCGCCGTATTGCACCAAATCTTGACGCGTGGCGCCATTGGCCAACATCCGCGTAACCCTGGCTAAGCGGAACTGCTTTTCTACTGCTGTACAGCGTTTCTGTCCCATGGGCTCAGCCTAGTGCTGCAAATGAATCCAAGGCGTACCAGACGTGTGAGTTGCGATAGCCGCCTTGATGGGTAGGGATGATAGGCGTCACCCCATGGCGGTTCCGCCAAGCTGGATAAACCAGGAGTGAGTTATTGGTTTGGTCAAACGTGGCATCAAAGTCAGGGACATGCAAGTTGCCACCCTTGCTGTTCTGACGCTTGGTGATAATGACGTTGATCGCTCCCTTGATGTTGGCGTTGTCCTGGTGGATAGGTGCCGCGATGTTGCAGTTGCTGATGGTGGAAGAGAAATGAGTTGAGAACCGCCACTTGCTTGGTAGCCGTTCATCAACCCGTTTCAGGTGGTATCGGTGTACTTCCGGCACGTAGTGATTTACAAGGCCCATGGCCAATCGCCCTGCTTTAAGC